TTTCTTGGTGTAAATATTAATGTCCAAGGTGCTGAACGAAGATGATATAACCCAGGATTTTTTCTGTACTTTTCTTTTGCTAGACCTTTGAACGTATTATCTGTTTCAATTTTATTTCCTTCACACATTTGCCACAAATTATTACTACGTTTTTCATTTGGTCCTAAGACAAAAACTTGATAAGGATATCCTTTTTGTTTTGATGTTATTAAATTAAGTGCAACTTTAAGTATTTCTTTTACTTCTTCTAAAGTTGGTATTACCTCTGTATCGTAATCAACAACATGTGCTCTTCTTTTTAAAGAATCTTCTATCATGCTAATAACCTCGCATATTTTTTCATAGGGAAATGACCTTTTGGTTGTTGCCATTCTGTACAAGTTACACAATAACTTTCGTATTTAAATAGTTGAAAGTTCATCATCTTATCCACATTTTCTTGTGTTAGATCAAAAGTCTTGGATAGTTCAGTATTGTTAGCAAACTTTTTACTACAATGTACAATATGTCTTTTCTCAAAATCTATAACTGGCACCATAGGAAAAGAAGCACACATCTTACGATCAATCTCCGCCGCCTGTATTACATCTGTAAAAAGTTTTGATCTACCATTAAATGCTTTCCACATAGTATTCTTATGATCTAGTTTTTTTACTATTTCAGGATACAAGTGATTGAAGGCATAATAGTTTGGTGTCTTTACAACTACATTATGATTATTAAAATCATTCTCAGGAACAAAATCAAAGTTACCTAGTTTCTTAACCTCGTCTTCATACCAATCCAATATATTGTGTTCAACATATAGTATATCCTTGTCTTCTAGTATATGAGGATATCTCTTTCTTACAAATGAATTAGATAATACTGATACAGCGTGATTATCATTTTTCTTAATCTCATTAATCACTTCATCTAAATTTTTAATTAAACCGGGCTCACCACCTAATAAATTAACTCTGACTTTATAATTTCCTAGGAACTCTAACGTTTGTTTTAAGAAATCCATATCGACAGTAAGATTTCTCATCTCTAAAGTATAACTTGTACAGTAATGACAGTCCTTATTACAGGACATAGATAGAAAGAAGTCTATCGCCAAATAGTTATTTTGTAATTCTTGTAAGTTTTTCATAAAATTTGTTAAATGCGATCTTTAATTTTCTAGGATCTTTAAATGTTACTTCGTCAACATAACTTGGTGTTTGAAAACACTTCTCTATTATATATTCGTAGATTGGTTCAGTGGTTTCACTGATTAAACTTTCATCTATATAATCATCACCTATTAGTTTCTTCATGTTGTTTAAGAATTTAGTTTCTTCCTGGTCTAATACAATGAGAATTATATTGACAACTTTATTAACCTCAGCGTCTGTCATAAAAGGATCAATAGGTAAAGTCAATATAGTGTTACTTGTTGTTTTAGAGTTATACATACTATCCGTTCTGTGATAGATATTTTTATACATAACATTCTCGGATAAAGGCTTATTGTAGTGAACCTTTGCTTTAAGTTTATCTTTTAACTCATCTCTAATTTCTTTGTTTGGTAATCTAATAACATACTTGTGATAGTTATGATTAAGACCATTTGTTGTTGGTTGAATAATCACATAATCTTTTAATTGTTCATCATACTTTTTAGCAATTGCTTGTCTCTTTGTTTGATATTCATTTATCTTTTTTAATCTATGATCTATAAACGTAGCATTCATCAATAACATTTTAGAGTTATAACCTAACATTTCATTGTTACCATGTCTTCTTAATTTTTTAATTGTTTCAGCATATAGTTTATTGTCTGTTAATACAGCGCCACCACCAGAAATACCAGCGATAACTTTATTAGCATTGAAACTTAATGTACTGATGTCACCTATTGAACCAGCCTTTACACCATTCAAACTAGCACCTATTGATTGAGCAGCGTCTTCTACAAATGCGATATTCTTTTCTTTACAAAAATCTATTATATCTTTTGTTTCTGACATGTTACCGAATAGATGTGGATATACAATTGCTTTTGTTTTATTCGAATACATATTCTTTATACTAGCAAGTGACAAGTGATAAGACGATATATCAATATCACAAAACACAGGAGTTGCGCCAACCATTGATATACATGACGCTGTAGATATCCAAGAGAAGTTTGTAGTAATAACTTCATCACCTGGTTTGATATCTAAACTAATTAATGAGAAGTGTAAGGCATCTGTTCCGTTACTACAAACAACAGCATGATTTCTTCCTGTTAGTTTCATAAGACTTTTCTCTAAAAACTCAACATTAGTTTCCTGTTCTCTTTGCATAGTAGTATCAAAAAGTTTTAGGTATTCTTCTTTGTTTAGTAAGTAATCTTTATGCCAACTATCCATTATCTATTCCTTTGATGCTTTGGTATATAATATTCCTCTAGTTCTGGGAATACTTTAAATAAATGTTTTTCCCATTTAGTGCCTTCGTAATACTTGTCGGCGTCTAGTAAATAATCAAATACTTCCTGAATATCTAATCCCTCTTCAGCAGGCATACGTAAGGCCTCTTGTATATCAGGCCAACCTTCGTATTTTGGTATTAGATCATCTTTTATTTTTTGGGGTAAGTTGTTTGCTCTTAACAATGGTGGTGATTCTAACATAGCCCAATTTACTTGGTCAATCAAATCTTTACCCTCTGTCATACACCAATCTATAACTTCATAAAATCTCATAACGCTAAGAAAAGAAACTAAACCATTAAAGTCAGCGTCAACGTTAGGATATTTGGCACATAATTTAAGATTGTCTTTAATTTTTTCCCAGTCACATCTTCGTCTCATATACTCGATAGTTTGACCTATACCATCAACAGAAGCTACCATAGAAACTCTTTTGAATTTAGGTATGTAATCAAATATATTATGTTTACCACCTTTTGTTTCAGTTAAGTTTGTTTGATATTTAAGATAGATATGTTTGGCATGACCTGATTCTATTAACTTGTCTAATAACTCATAATGTTTTTTCATAATTAATGGTTCGCCACCAATAATCTTAATACTTCTTATGTATGGTGCCATATCTAAAGTTTGATCTACCATAGACTTTTTGTTTTCAATTTTTACTTGTGCTTTTAGTTTAGGTATTACATAGTCACCGTGTTCATCTAGTATTACATCTGGTTCTTTAATTATATTAGTTTTATCTCTAGTTACCCATTTAAAATGATCTAATCTTTCTTCACTTAACTTTCCAAAAACAGCATCATTCCACACACCTTCATTAGCAACCTTTTGACGAATAGTAGAGTTTTGGTGAGTACACATATAACAATCTAAATTACATTCTGATCCATAAACTTTTAATTGTACTTCTATAATTCTTTCATCAAAATCAAATAGACCACTTGCCTTAAACATTTTTGCTGATCTATTTACTTTTCCCCAAAACTCGGAATCATTAGTATGAATTTTCATACAAGCAGTTCTTCTGGACTTTCCATATCTTTTCTCATCAGATACACACCTTGTACAATATTTGTTTACATTTTTGTATTCTTTTTCATTGGGGTCAACCATCTCTTTACGAATACCATTTAAAGCTTCACTATTAACCATCCATTCTCTCATTGATGTATTAAGTATATTGTGTTTGCCATCAGGCTTACCAAAACAACATGGTTGATAGTTACCATCTATTTCCATATACAATTGAGTGAAAGGAATATCACAAAAGAAAATCTCTTTGTCTTTTGCTTGTTGAGCTATTGTTCCTTTGTCAAGTATATCTGGTATATAACTAAACTTTTTGTTTCCTAAAGAATCAAATTGTTTTGCTGGTTCTACAAACCACGAATCAGTATTAACATTACCTCCAGTAGATTTATCTCCAGGACCACCTTTGGTCATATGTTTAGGTAGTTCTTTTACTTTGGCATCGTCATCTGGAAAGTCATAACGACTTTCTATATCAGTATCTGGCCAGTTTGGGTATTCTTCACTCATAGTTTTTATTCCTTTAAAATCTTATATTCTTCTAATAGTATATTTATCTTATTACTAATAATAACATGTCCTTCTCCATTTGGGTGATTATCAAATTCAGATACTCTATGTGGTGAGTTTATGTCCCACCATATATCAAGTTTATCTCTAAATCTCCATCCTCCAAGTCTTTCTTTTTCTAATGGAGGCCATCCCATAAATTTAGATGTATCTAATTTCTTTTCACAATCCAATATAGATTTTAATATAACCTTTTCATCTTTTATAACATCGCCTGAATATACAGCTCGAATATTAGGATCCGCTCCAAAATGGATATCTGTTTGACTAGGAAAGTGGCCATCTAAATAATTTTCAAAAAGTTCTATCATTTGAAATTGAACATAAGGTAAATTATATCTTTCACATAGTATTTGAAAATCTAAATAATGTCCTAAAGACTTTTGAACCCATCCTGGTAAATTACCATGTGTATTAATTCTTAGGGCTCTCCAGGGGCTCCAATGATAATGTTTTGTTGTGGGGAGGTTAACTTTTGGATCATAATCGTTTGGTACCTCTCTGTAATCTCCTCTCATCGCTTGTGACCAAGCAGCAATAACTAAACCAATTTGACTTTTATCCTCTATCTTAACTATTTCATCTCGTATAGTTGAATAGATATATTCATTACCTTGAGCAGACCTGGCTACATTGATAACTTGCATGCCTAACTTTTCTGCTAATAATTCGGGCCACTTTTTCCAATTAAAGTCCATATCGGGGTGATTTATAGAATCAAAGTGCGGATCCGTATTACTATCGCCACTAACTATCAGATACTTCATTGAATGCCCAATCTTTTTCATAACACCAGTGACACTGCCAACACCATTCTGTGAAATTGTTTGTTTGATTTATACCACCTACACACGATCTTGTTATAGGATATAAGTCGTCCATTAAATTATTTTCTTTGAATATACCAGCAACAAATCTTTTATTTACATTTAGAAAAGGTTGATACACATTATAACGAAGCTCTGGTTTATTATGTACATCACGTCTGATTTCTCCTTGTACTCTATCAATTTCAAAAGGTCCAAAGTTTTTAGTTGGGTGATGTTTTTTCATTCTATCTGCGAAACCCATTCTAATATCTTTAGGTGGATTAGCAGTCATACCATCAAGTCTCAAAGGTTTACCTACCATATTCATATAAGCATTATTCTGCTCATCTATTGAATTAACTTTTGACATTTGAACAACATTAAGACTTTTATATTCATCTCTACTTAAAATTGTTTGTTCTGCTTTAGCATAAGTCTTTGGATCCAAATCATTATATGAACCAACTTCTATATCATTAATCTTTGAGTGAGGAAAACGTTTCTTAATAAATTTAGATATCTCAATGGCCGCATCAGCGTCTTTAGGGGCGTTTTGATCTCTTAACGTTAAAGGATATATTTCTATATCGGGAAAGTGTTTCGCTGTTAAGAAAAAGGCCGATGCTGAATCACAACCACCTGATAACGAAACAACAACACGTTTTGGTATGCCGTCATCATCATAATCAACATGGTCAAGCGCTCTTTTCCTATAAGGAGATATCTCTATTAAAGATTGTATTTTAGTATAAAAATCTACTGTTTGGTTTCCGTATTTTAAAATCATAATTCTTTTATTAGTTCAACAAGTATATTTATATTGCTGTTATATATCTCTTTCGTAGGTTGAGGTCTATTCCAATATACAATACCACCGTCTTTAATGTTCTTATCTCTTACATAATCTACATTTTTTCCTAACCATCTAAACTCAACAAACAATCTAGGCGCTGGATCAAAATTGGGTTTTGTATAAACATATGTTTCAAATTTACCTAGTATGTTTTCAATAGGCGCAAATATATTGTTTAACTTAGGATTAATCCACTTCTTATTATAAGCCACAATACCATGATCTGGATATTTGTGTATATGTTTTTCTATCTCTTTATAGTATATCTCGTTTGTTCCTAAAAATAGATGTTTGTATTGTATATCATTTGTTATAGGTTTATATTCATCAAAGTTAATTATCTTTTCATATTGAGTTCCAACACCATTAGGATAAACTTCATGGTCGCATAGATCATAAACCTTTTTAGGTTTAAAATATTCTAATGCTTTAGGATATTGTTCTATGTGGTTTTCTGAATAAAGTGCTATTATATTATTACCAAACAGTAAATGTAAAGTTAATAATTGGTCTTTAGTATATTTATGTTTATCTAGGTAAGGTAAGGTTATCATACTTCTACCTAAGACTAAAGTAATCTCATTTTTAGAAGGAGTGTAATCATCAAAGATCACATTTTGATAAGTCTTATATTGATCTGTAATAGATTTTATATAGTCTTCTTTTGTGAAATCGGGATTAGGTATTACTACACATTGACTGATAATGCCTTTGGAATTTAGGGCACGACAATGTTCGTAACTGTATCTTAAAAGACCATCACCAGGTTTGCCTGTACATACTATATTTACTTTATTCATAATTCTTATTATATCATATTTAAGACAAAAAGTCAATGTTATACCACTATTTATAAGGTGTATAAATAATAGTATGAACATAGGTGAAGCGAAGTATAGTAAGAGATATAATTTTTCATGGCCCAAAAGTGAGATCATTAAATCATGTTTAGAGGCAACGTATCATAGAGGTATTGATCAACATGGTATACAATGGCCCGTTGATGAAGCTCCAGTGCCTACAACTTCTTGGAGTGAAGCATTATCTAAAGTTACACAAACTCCACTCAGACAAATGAAATTTTCCAAGGTACATTCGGGAGGTCTTCCTGGACACAGAGATTTTAGTAAATTATGTTCTTTAAATTTTCCACTTGTGGGCGATTTTAATAATAGTTCAGTTATATTTGTTGATGACTTTAATGAAATACTTGAAGAAATAAGTGGCGAAGAAGTTTATCTAATAAACACTAGACAACTTCATGCTGTTAAAAATAAAACAGAAAAAGAAAGAATTACACTTACAGTAGGATTTGATAGTCCATATAGCATAATTAAAGAAAGGTTGAAATATGAATGATGATGACAAAGCTCTTGTACGATTAAGTACAATGTGTGATTGGATTGAAATGACACCAGGTTTTAAAAGAGATAAGTTGTTAGACGAATTGAAACCTTTTGAAAAGGATTGGAAAAGATATAATTACAATGAAAAGAAACCAAACAATCGTTGGGGATTAAGTGTAACTAGTATTGACGGTGGTCTTCATGGTATACCAGATTTATCAAGTTTAAGAGATTGGGAAACACAAACTGGAGAGACTATACACAACCATGATTTAAATGTACCAACAGATGTATATAAGAACTGTCCTACATTACAAGCAATATTAGAACCATGGAAACCTTGGTTAGGCCGTTGTCACTTCTTACGAATGGATAGAGGAAGTTATTTTCCTGAGCACTTTGATATTAATAAAGAAGATTATAGTTATGATGAAGTTAGATTTGTTGGGTTTGTTAAATGTAATGATAAAGATTTTAAATGGA